ATTCTTCGAGTCACGTGATGTGTTCATGTTTGATTTAGTGCACGATATCAAAAATGCAATCAAGCAAGCTGAGAAGAAAGGTTTGACTCCAGCATTCCGTCTCAATGGCACTTCTGACATTGCTTTTGAGAAATACGAAGTTAAACGTGATGGTGTTGCATACAATAACATCTTCGAAGCATTCCCTGAAGTCCAATTCTACGACTACACTAAAATGCGTAATCGTAAAGTTACTCATCTCAAGAATTATCACCTGACTTTCTCTAAAGCAGATGGTAACGATCTAGATGTGCGACTTGCAGCAGAAGCTGGTATGAATATTGCAGCTGTGTTCAAGAATGTTCCAGAATCATACATCGGTCGTCCAGTCATCAATGGTGACGAGACAGATCTACGTTTCTTGGATCCAAAGGGTGTTATTGTTGGCTTGAAGGCAAAAGGTAAAGCCAAGAAAGACACTTCTGGTTTTGTTGTTTAATTAAGGAGTTAAATTATGGGTTTGGATATGTACTTGTCTGCGAAGAAATACATGAGTAAGTATTTCGATCCTGCTGATGTTGAGAAGATTAAGAAAGTCAACGACATCTTTGGTGTTGTTGGTATTGAAGACGAAGATTATGGAGCAGAAGAAGTTAAGTTCCGAGTTGCCTACTGGCGAAAAGCCAATGCCATTCATGAGTGGTTTGTTAAGAATGTGCAAGAGGGTGTAGATGAATGCCAAGAAGCATGGGTTAGTCGTGAGCAGTTACAAGAACTTATTGATATCTGTAAACAGATTTTAGCAGATAACACTAAGGCAGAAGAATTACTTCCGACAGCTAGTGGATTCTTTTTCGGTTCTACTGATTATGACGAATGGTATATTGATCAGTTGCAATATACCGCAGAACGATTCGAGAAGATTCTTAGCGATCCTGCGTTTGCTAAGTGCGACTTCTACTATCAGTCGAGCTGGTAATATGTTTACAGTGAACATCAACGTGCCTTACGTAGAGAATCTTGAACAGCGTGGATATGCTGACATGATTGAGAAACTTGTTGCTGAAGAAGCAAAAAAGAACAATCCTCGTCAGTTCCACAAAGCAAGAAGTAAGCGAAGCATCGAAGACTTCTCATACCAGACTAATGGTCAACAGACTTGGTTTGATGTGAAGTCTTTTGATGTGGACTCTGACTTCTCTATGCCGAACCTTGTTTCCATTGATAGGTTGCGTAAGGTTATAAGCGATGACAAACAAGATCTTGTTTACATCCTCGTTGATTATAAACTAGACCATGATAAGAAAACTGTTGTTGTGGAGAATATAGATTTTCGTCCAGTGTATAAGATTGACCCTGCTGTTTTAGCTATTCAGAACTTAGGTAAGGGTGTGTTGCAAGTTAAGAACATGCACAATTCCTTGGATGTTTATGATGGTACTAAAGAAGAATGGATGAAAGAGATATCTGCAATGGCTAAGTCTTTCTACGCAAAACAGATTGAGAAGTTTAAGAAACTGCAAGCGACTTGGTGTTGACATTTAATACGATTTAAGGTATAATATTATTA